TCTTATACAGATTAGTTGATTCTTTTGCATTTCTTCTGTTAAGTTAATGTTATTGCTACAATCCTTTTTAAGCATCAATTCCATATAAGTGTTTTGTTTTAATTTATTAACTCTATTTAAGATTCCTGTTGCTATGCTCATTTTTGTTCCTTGGTCTTTATCATCTAATTCTTCTAAAGTGTAAATGTATTCTTCTAAATTATTCATTTGTTCATCTGGAATCTTATCTATATATTCGTGTCTTAGTTTGTGGCTTTGTAATACGTTAAAAACATCCTTTATAGGCCCATCTGAAATAAACACTACAACTGCTGCTGCTTCTAAGAATCTTTCCATTCTTGCTCTTAATTCTGAATTATCGTTATTAATGGAGTTAATCAATGTCATAAGTTGACTTGTTTTAGCTTTAGCACATCTGTAAACCTCAAATACATTATTGCTATTAGGAGTTACCTCGTTATACCCTAATCCTTGTAATTTATCAAAGTCGCTACAATCAATATTTAATACATTTTTTACTACACTTGATACGTCATCTGATAACTCACAATTCCCACAAAAGTCAAAGATTATAGTACATTCTTTGTTGTTTAGAGTGTCATTTGCTATGTTAGAAAATAAAGTTGTTTTCCCTGCTCTAGTAGGACCTATAACTGTTAGCGTTAAGAATCTGTACTCTTTATCCTCTGAAAGATACCCTTGTTGTACTTTGCCTTTATAAGTATTATCTCCTACGCATATAACCCCTTTTTGTAATTCTTTTGGCACTTCTGATTCGTGAGTGTCTATCTTTTCTATCATGTTGTAATCGTCAAGTAATTCTCTGCCGGGTAATGCTATAAGATTCTGAATTTCCTTAGTAGACATTTTGTTAAGCTCTGTACCTATGTTAAGCCTATTAAAGTTAATATCTCCTTTATGAGCTTTATAAGTCAACTGATTATCTTCTGATATACTTTTAAATCCTTCGCATACTGATACAGCATTATTGTATTTTCTAGTTCTATCTTCGCTTTCTGATAAGACTACTATCTGTGTGCCTACTACTGTATCATCTTTCTTTTTAATAGTGTTTTCAGAGAGCTTATTCTTGCCATACTGAATAAATAATAAATCTCTGATGTCTTGGTTGCTTTCTTTGTTATTTCCTCCTAAATCGCACAATATGTCTGTTAGGATATTGATAACTTCTAAGACTATTGTTGCTACAAATTTAAAAGCATAAGTTACATTCATTTTTTCTTTATCTAAAGGATAGTTATTTTTAGATTTAGTTAGAGTTCTTTCGTGTTCTGCTCTCCATGTGTATTGAGTAATAGGTATAAAATTATAAAAGATTCCCACGCGATCTAAATCTTCCATGACATTAATTACATTTAATGCGCTACTCAATAGAGTATTAGTTCTTTTATCTGTTGCTAAGGATAAACCATCTTCTTTACTGTATTGTAGTTTATATTTCTTGCAATCCTCTTTAAATATAGGAATAGATTCTACTTTTTTTATGGTGATTCCTTTCCATGTGTCGCCTATTTTTTCTTTTAATAAGTTCAGGTAGACTTCCGGAACGATAAAATAAAACTCTGTCTTTTGTTTTTCTATATAAATGTAGTAACTTATTTTCGTTGGACAATTGAATCTTATTTGTTTTTCATGTTTCACTATTCGTTGAGTGAAATCTCTGTATATTGATGCTATGACCTTTGCTATCTTATCCGAATTATAGTTTCTTATTGAGTTGTTGGGTATCAACTTTAAATATGTGTATGTAGGCTTTATTATTTGAAAATATTCTTTTAATTTAATGGTTTTCATATGGCACTTCCTATCCCTAGTAACAAAACATATATGACTATTGTCCCTAGTGATATTTGCATAAACCTTCCTGCATTTGTAACAGCATACAAAATCATTGAGCACACACATATGATTGATGCTATCCAGTAACCTGTATTTTTAACTACTTCTAATATATAAATAAAGAAATTACCTATCAGATTAGCAATCATTTAAAACACTCCTTCGACTAATCTTAGAGCATAAGGTAAAAAGAATAACGTTCCGTAAAGAATTACATATAGCATAACAGTTCTACCTATCGCGTGTACGTCACCTTTCATGCCTTGACCTATGATGTCACTTAAACCCTTGACTAGAATTATCCAATAGCCGATACGCCTAACCACTAATAAAATTCTATTTCCTGCTGCATCAACCTTGCCTAAATCGGCAGCAAAACATACGTCAGTAAAAACCATAATTAACAACAATACCAATATAAGAATAACGCTTTTACGTTTCAATTTAATTCCTCCTATAAATTTTTATAAATTGCACATACTAATAATGAAAGGAAGTGATCTCATGGTTGCATTCGGCATCGGACTAGTTGTAGCATCATATATTATAGAAATTTTTGGTTAATTTGATAGTACGTGCATTTTTTTAAATTTTAAATCATATGCTGTAGTGTAGCGGATTCAGCGAGAGCGAAGAAGCACACATCAGCTCTTGGGATAACTATAGCCTTTAGCCAGGTTATAGTTATTTTTTATTCAAACATAGTGCTTATAGCTTCTTGTATATCGTTACTGCTTCCGATTCCAGCATACTGTTTTATGAGCTTTATAATTTCTTCTTTATCTAACACAGTTTCTTTTTTCATATCTCTTTTCATGAGTTCAACAATGTACCGACTTTTATTGTATTGAGATTCTAAGTGTTCTAAGACATCACGATCTTTATCCTGGATATAAAAATTAACTCTCATTTCATCACCTTACCTATATTATAAATTCCAGTTACATTATCAAACACAGGGTTTGCCGATACTTTAAAGTTGTTGTAATAAAAATTAATTGTATCTTGTAAACGTAGTATTCCTCCACCTATTCCCAACATTTTTAGAGTCTCAACCGACCAATTCTTTGTTATCATTTCTCTTGTTAATGTCTCGAAATATTCTTCGTATACGCTTTGAATAACTGTGTTACAATCAATTCCTTTGATTCCATCTTGCATAATGTAGGGAATTTCATAGTCTTGGATATTCAGTAAGTATTTTTTGTTTAAAGCTGTTTTGATTCTGTTTTCAAGTATTTTTGTTCCTAAATTAATAGTGAACATTGATTCCTTTATTGGCTTTAGATTTTCCACTATACATCCATCAATTGTTAACCCTCCAATATCTAATACAGCTACCATTTTTTCTTTGTGCTCCGATATGTTGTTGGCGTAAAGAGCTGCTAACCCTTGTGGAATTATTGAGCATTTTTTAATGTTAATTTTCTTTAGCTTACCATTATGTCTAATTACTTCTGTTTTGCTCATGAGGGCTTTAAATTCATCTCTAAAATCGTCATTATAATAATGAATAAGTGGTAAGTCTAAGATTAAATTAAAATCTTCTTCATCTTCTGTTTGTTCTGCTAAAGCTCTAAGAGTACATAGCTTATGCACATAACCTTGTGTTTTGTTGTTGAGTAAATCGTCTTTACCTTCGCCTATCGTGTAAGTTTCTCCTTCGTAACTTATTGTATTGTTTTCATCAGTAGCTTTTTGTATTTTGCTTTGGAATTTATACATTCTATCTTCTGTTTTCACCTTTGTCTCGTAATATCCGTTGTCAATAGCACACAATTTCATATTAATACACACTCCTTTTATAATTTAGGTATTTAATTTTGTGTAGTTATACTTACAATGTATGTCAGTATGTCATAAATAATGCCTGTCTTAAATAAAAAAAGGAAAAAATATTTTTATATTGAATATTATTTTAGAGGTGATGCGAATGAAAAACAGATTTTTAGAGATAAGATTATCTAAAGGATATAAGTTTCAAAAAGATTTTGCTAAATATTTAGGAATAAGTCAATATCAATATACTAGATATGAAAATAACGAAAGGCAACCTTCGCTGGAAGTGCTTTTAAAGATATGTGATAAATTAGATATGGATATAAGAGATATTTACGCAATAAAAAAAGAGTAGGTTCCCCTACTCTAATTTCGACGCTCTAATTTTACCTAGATTTAATTTTATTTGTGCAAATGATACATTGTAGTCTTTTTAGATTAACTTTTAACCTCGCAAATTCCAATAGCTTCTAGGATTGCACTGCGTATTACCTTGCATATATTATATTGTTTTGCTTTTGGTAAATGTTATATTTGTATTTTGGTGTATTGATCGCTGCTATATGTCCACCATCTAGCATGATTGCAAACTTTAATCCTAGTTTATTTATAGCCCAATCTTTAAATTGAGGTCCGTTACATTTCTTATAAAGTAAAGCGATTTCGTTTTCTTCTGTTATGCCTATACCTGTATGCCCTGTGCTTCTTAAAACGTCTGAATAAGCTCCTGTGAATCCTTCTGCTGTTGGGTTGTAGTTATGTAGCCCTACGCCACTTACAGCCCACTCAATGTCGCTTATTAAGTCATATGGTATACTTATAGCCCTTATAGCTCCTAACACTCCATGATGTGTTTTGTAAAGAATAGTTTCAGGTTGTTTTAGCCAGGCATGAGAAGATGAATTATTAATAACTTTACCTTCCGACACTAGCACGCTTATAGCTTTACTATTCCATTGAAAAACCCCACTAATAGAGTAGGGTATATCTTTAACCGCTCTTTTGTTTTGGGAATAATCTATTTCTATGTTTTTAGTGTATATAACAATACCCCCAAAGAATTTCTCCTCATAGGGGTATTCTACTTCTGCAAACTGTCTATATAGGCTATCTATTGTTTGTGGTCCTATAATTCCGTCAGGGTAAGCGTTTATTCCTTTCTGAATACCTTTTATCTTATCAAGTAAATCTTTGTCTGTAGGCTTAAATATGTTACTCATAATATCACCTCTCATCCCATACAGTAAATTTATCCCTAAATCTATCTATATGAAATCTTCCGTTTTTGTATCTGCCTATTCCTTTGTACTTCCGATATATTAAGTAAGTATATATATTGTCTAGTTGTTTATTTGTGGCATCTATAACAAAGTCTAAACAATCAAATAAATATTGATGCTCACTTGCTGACGAGCCACCTATTTCTTTTCTAGCGTTATACTCTGGTGTTCTTCCTGCTGATGTAATTGTAATTGGCAAACCATAAAGTATTCTTATATATTCTAAAGTATCTAAATCATATTGAGATACACAAGCTAAATCCAAACCATCATTTTTGTTTACTAAAAATTCGTAAGCATAAAAGTTTTGCGATAATGCTTCTTTTTTATCTACAAGTCTTGATTCTATTGTGCCATCAAGCTTTTTAAGTAATAAAGTTATTTTCATACTTCACCTCCCTAAATAGATTAGACATAGGACCACCGCCTTTCTAAACTTCTTCTTTATCAGCTCTATCTCTCATTTGTTGCAATAGACTTCTTAAAAAACTAGGTAACGCCACTTCCATTCTATCCATGTTTTCTAAGATGCTTATACCTTCATTCGCTATGTAGAAGAATATAACTGCCATGCGAATAGTTGCATCAAATTCAAATATTGTAATAGTAGAGCCTAACACACCATCAAGTAAAACTCCAATATAAACCACAACAAATATCATTACTTTTTTAATGATGCCTTTCATTCCGATTGAGCTAGAAAGTTTCCCCTGATACCCGCTAGCTATCATTCCTGTTAAGTAATCTATTATAACCATAGCAAAAAGCACTTTTAACCCCATGTCCCAACCTCCAAATATTCCGCCTATAGCACCCCCTACTATTGCCAGTCCTGATTTTAAACTCGTTATTTTATCCATGTTTTCTCCTTTCAAATTTCCACTATAGTCCATTCAGCTGTGCTTCTCCGAGAATTAGAAGTCCCTCTGATAGCTTGTATGGTAGTAGTGTTTGGTAGTTGCAAAAAAGATTGAAAATCTCCAGTGTAAGCTCCGCTATCTATCAATTTACCACCTCGCCTAAATATTAAAGCCTTTTCGATTTCTACCGGGCTTATTGTTTCTGAAGATGTTAAAGTATCCCACGGGAAAGTGATAACTCCACTCTGCATCGATTTAATTTTTTCGAATTCTACTACTCTCCAATAACCATAACCTGCAATTTTACCGCTTAATTGTAATGTGGTAGAGTCTATCAAGGTAGCGGTAAGCCCTATATAAGAATAATCAGTTGACATAGATGTAAATTGCACCTCAACAGCGGTCTTGGCTACATCTACAGGAGATATTGTTACAATTTCGGCCCCAGCATAAATCCCGCTTTGAATTGATTTTATAAGAGGCTTGTATGCAACCCCGACTCCTAGCCCTGCGAATCTATTTTCTAGCATTAACTCACCACCTTAGACGATGTTGCAATGATTCCGTTAGCTAAAAAGGTTAATGTATAAGTTATTGTTTTGTAAATTGCTATTCCATCGCTTTTGTAAAAACTTTCAGCCACTGTTTGATAGTAATTATTAACATCAGGGTTGCTTGCTACTTGTTTTATTGCCAGAGTGTTATCATCTCTTTTATATTGCACTTCTGTTGGATTGCCTGTTGCATCTGTTGTGATAACTGATTTATCGTATTGACCAAAATTGTTTTCTTGCTCAAACTTTATTTGACCTACGGTTTTTGCATATCCACATACGTTAGTGTTTTGTCGCTCGTCCGTTATTATCCCATCAGTAATACTCGAGTACCCATTTGCCAAAGTAAGCTTAGCTAGGGATAATTCGTATACCGTATCAGTTCTTGTAAGTGTCGGTGCTACTGTAGTTCCTTGTTTGACTACGAATTCTATTTTTCTGTCAGGTATATTTAATCTTGCTACGATGCGATCAATTCGTGTTGAGCCGCTTGTGTTGTCTGCTACGTTTAAAGTCAAAGCTGAATCTGTAATTCTTTTGGTCCCTTGGATACTTACTGCTCCTGTTAAAATCTGTACGGATTTATTAGCTACAGTTTGTTGTTTCACTTCTAGGTCGTTTTCGTAATCGCTTACCACTCCACTAGCGACTATCATCTTAAAATACTCTCGCCAATCATCAGCCGAGTAAAGTCTGTCGCCACCTACATTCGTAAAGGGCATTCCGAATTCATTTATTATTGGCATTCGTTATCTCCTTTTCTGCATTAAAAAGCAAGGCTCTAATTAACGATATAAGCGTTTTTTTAAAGTCTTGCTTAGTATTTGTACCTACTGATTTTGCCTGTTTTATCAAGCAACTAACATTTCTGTTAATTCGTTATACTGTTCTTGTGTCAATCTATCGTTAAGTAAAAATACATCTAACTTAATCATCATATCTTCTACTGTTCCGTAATTGCCACCTTCTATTACCTTTTTACAATACGTGTACGTCATTTTATCACCCCAATCCTAATTCTTGCATTGATAATCTAAAATCTAGATCAACTAAATATTCTTCTAACGTTGGTTCTACTACTATTTCTTTTTCTCCGATTTCAACAACGCTTCCTTCAACTAATTCGTAGTCTTTTGTGAAGTCAAATTCAAAATCATCTTCGATTTCTAATTCTACTTCATCGGCTTGAATATAAGGATAATTACTATAGCCTTTTATCTTGTTGCCACCTAACTCTAATTGTAATCCTATTTTTTTCATATTAAGAAACCTCCTATAACTAATTTAAAAGGAATATTTTGATATTTTTTTTATATGGTAACTTGAACTACCTCCCCATATATCATATGTTGCACCATTGCACACAACATTAACATTAACGGTTAGTCTTGCAGTGTTTACCCCTATAAAATTAGAAGGTATGAAAAAAGGATAAGAAAACAGCATATTTGTTGTATTGTAATAACCTTCAACCAACATTACATCATTTTCAGATATATTAAGGGTTATCCCGGTTAAATTCCATGTATCGCCACTCCACAATGTTGTTATAGTTACACCCTCAGCTGATGCATTTATAGCATTCTTAGTTTGTAGGGGTGTCATGTATTTAATATTTGATGTGCCAGCCTGGGCTTCTGCTTGAGTTGCTATCCCGTAATTTAAAACATCGCTTAATCCTAAGTGACTTTTCGTTAAAGTTACATTTCCGCCAACCTGCGCGACGCCATTCACTGATATTGTCAATCCATCTTGACCTTCAGGGCCTTGAATACCTTGAATGCCTTGAGAGCCAGTGTCTCCCTTCGGACCTTGAATTCCTTGTGGCCCTTCCGCGCCTGTCTCGCCTTTTGGCCCTTGTGGGCCTTCGATGCCTTGAGGACCTTTTAAATCTGTGTATGCATAGCTAGATTCATCTTCTCTTTTTATGCCTAATTCAGTTCCGTCCCAAGAATAATTTAATCCAATTCCAACTGCTTCGGAAGAATCGCTTGACTCAGTTTCTAAAGCTAGGATTCTTTTAGAAGTTGTGCTCATTATGCTAGTTATAGTTTTTTCAGGCTGACCAAATTCAGGTATGATTGATATTTTACCAGCTTCATAGATTTCTTGCACTTTTTTAAGCTGTAAATGTCGCTTAGTGTTTTTATCTATGACCACTGTAACAAAGTCGCCTAAATCATAGTCGATTCCGTATTTAAATTGCCTGTCGATTGTTTCAAATTCATAATTGTTTATTTCTGCTAGTTCATTTAGCTTTTGATTGCCTCGTTCCGTTAGTTCACTTTCAACGTTAGTGTCTCTCGCATCTATGAATATTTCTTTTTTACGTGTGCCTGCGCCTGTGACTTTGACTATTGTTCTATCTGCGCCTTCGCCTTGTCCTGCCACATAAATAACGTTTTTGGTCGATGTATTGTCGGATACTTTTCTGTAGTCTGATATGTTGCCATATTTCAAACCGAATAAGATTCTCGAATTAACACTTTGAATTGATGTTCTGTTGACTCCTTGATATACATTGAATACAAATCTTTGGTTTGGTATGTCTAATTCAAGCCCATAGCCAAGGTCTTCTGTTAATAAAACTCTGCTTATTTCATCGGTTAAAACTTTGTATCTTGTTTGTTCAGTTATTGTGTTTCCCAAGCCTTTAATTGTCCCTAGAACGATTGGATATTGCGCTCTAGTTAAATCGGTAGGGTTAATGCAGTTAGTGTCTACCCAAGCCCTCACGATTGCTTCACGTGTGCCTGTTTGGATGTCATAAGACTCAGAGGGTATTGTTATGTAATCTTTCAAGAGCGTGTTAAGGCTTAGTGCTGTTATCTCGTAGTTTGTAGTGTTACCCGATAGTTTTTCTTCTATTTTTTCAATAATAAAAACTTTGTTATATTCACGATCAAACCATATTAAATCATCTTTTTGGATTAGGTCAGCATTTGTGATTTCGGAATTGATTGTTACTGTTAGACTTCCGATTCCGTTCCACACTCGGTTGACTATAGCTTCGAACGCTCCTATGGATGCTTTATAAACAAAATCTAAACTCATTATATTAAGGGTTTTCATATTACACCCCCACATACTTGTTTCTAAATTTCAGCAGTGCACTTGCTACATCTGTGGCGTTGGCTGTTATTACTATGTTATTTTCGCCTATGGCAAGCTGAAAGAATTCTGTTTGGTCTACGTCAATATATTGAAATGCGCTTTCTTGCACGCCTGTAGAGATTGTTGTCTTGACTACATTTATATTTTCTAGTTCAGTTGTAATTTTTAGTGATTCATCTGCTGATATGTTGGTTGTAATGACTATTTTCTCGTCTCCATTTGTTATCTCAAGTGGTGCTGTTTGTGGTCCGTCGATGACGATTTCTAACGGACATTCTACGTCGCCTTTATTTTCTAGTACGAATCCATCTACGTTAAAAAAGCCGAATGAGAAGGTGTCTGTGATGCCTACAGGGAAGCTAAAGGTAGACGCTCCACTTATGGCTTGAATTTCCGTTGAATTATAATCTTTTAGGTATGGGTCGTATGCTTCTAGAATTATTGAAGTCACTTGAAAGTTAGGTCCTCTACTTTTATTGCCGAGTCTCGAAGGTAATGTTTTTGTTTTAACTTTATCGTACACATAATATTGATCGTTGTTTATTACTGTTAAAGTCGCCATTCCTGTTTTAGGATTTAGTACATTGTAAAGAGTCCTTATGTCTGCATCTAAGGTATCCGATAACACTGTAAAATCTATTTTGATTAATTTAGATTTAAAGTAAGAATCCCCTACACCAGATTCACCGTCCTGATAAGGGGATTTAACAGTTTGACTTACTGCATCCGTTCCTCCGATATCGACCTTTTGCAATATACACTTGGAGGTTGCTGAAAATTCTATTGTTTTATTATTTTTATCTGTGTATATTAATTTCATTTTACAACCCCCAAGCTAGTTTTTTGTTCAAGAAATCTAATTCTTTCGTTGCATCGGATACCGAACGAACATTCACAATAACGTTCATATTCGAGCCTCTGTTTTGCTCTGTGTCGCTTTTAATTTGGTCGTTAGGTGTAATGTATCCTGTTGAATTTGCTGTGAATAATTCAGGGCCCTTTTCTCCTACAAGGTAAGATGTTCCTGCCATAACAGGACCACCATTTGCTCTAGCGCCTCCGAAATCTGTAGTTGGGTCAACTTTATTTTCTTTTTCTGCTCTTCCAAAATTGCCTAAAGCCGTTATTGCTTTTCCAGCCCAATCAATCAAGCCTTCAAATGCTCCAGACACTTTTTCTATTATGGATAAAATACCGCCAAACGCTGACGAAAATATCCCTTCCAAAGTTGCTAGTGCCGGTTCAATGAACTCTACGAAATCTTCAAACTTTTTAAAGAGAAGTTCGACTGTATCAAATACTAAATTGATTGCTCCTGCTATGATGCCAAAGACGTTCTCGAATATCGATTGTAAAGTAGGAAGGTTTTCTCTAACCCATTTTAATACTTTAATTAAAACAGGTACAAAATACTTCTCTACGAAATCCCAAACTACTTCTAAGACTTCTTTTGCTCTTTCAAATGTATCTGCGAAGAATTCTTTTATAGTAGGAAGGTGTTCTTCTATCCATACCCACATATCCTCGAAGATTGGTAATATATATTCTTCGATAAATTCCCAAACTATTTCTAATTTTTCTCTTACTATCTCAAAGATTTCAGTTGCTTTATCTTTTATGCTATCGCCTTTTGTTCCCCACCAGTCTGCAAATAAATCAAATATTGGCAGGACGAAAGTTTCTACGATTTTTCCTACACCTTCTAGGAATACAGTTAGTAGTTTAAAAACTTTATTGGCTATACTTTCTATAAAAGGTAACTTAGTTTCAAACCATTCAAAGAACTTTAATAACATTGGTATAACTGCCACGCCAAGTCTTTGGCTAAAGAGTTCAGCTCTTTCTTTCATTTGGTCCATTTTTATTCTGAATTCGTTAGCTTTTATTAAATCTTCTTCCGATATAATGTTAGCGTTATCTTTTATGTCTTTTAGCTTTTCGGTCCCTAAGTCCATGATAGGAGCTATTTCTTTCCACGAGCCACCTAAAAGGTCAGTACCTAGCCTTGCTCTTTCTGTTTTATCTTCAACTTCCATTAAGGCTTTCGTTACAGCATTCATTCTTTCATCTGCGCTCATTTTTGTTAATTTATCGTAACTCAAACCTAGTTTATTAGCAGATTCAGAGGATTTTTCAGTTCCTGTACTCATGGCATCAAGTGTTTTTGTTAGCTTCTGACTTGCATTAGTCATAGCCTCTGTTGATACACCGGCTACAGTAGTTGCTCGTTTCCACTTTTGAATTTCATCTGTACTCATACCTGTTATAGAGTTTAAGTCCAAAAGTCTGTCTGCCGCTTTACCTGTTTTATTTGCTAAGGCTATCATGCCTGCACCTACAGTTGCCGCCGCCGCTCCTAAAGCCAATCCCCATTTAGCTGCTGTTTTTATTCCTGCGCCTAATTTAGAACCTACTTTACCTGCTTTTTCTTCTGTCTTTGACATAGACTCTTGAGCTTTGTCAGAGTCAACCATAATCGTACCCATTAAGGTAAATATATTCACTTATCGCTCACCTCCTTATTAAAGGTGTTTAGTATTTCTTTTACATCTTTTAATATTTCTTCATCTTTTTTTATTTTTTTAGGTTTTAACTTTTGCTTAAATTCTTCAAAACCCATATGTAACTGTATTTCGTGTATCCATCTTTGAAAAAGAAGCTCTTCCTCCTGTTGTTTGAATGCGTATTCGATAAGAGAAAAAGCTTCTTCTATTTCTAATCCCATTATATAATCTAAAGAGTGATATCTCTTTAGTAGCAGGTCGGTTATGACTTCGAGATTAAACCTGCTAACAAAGTAAAAAAACGTTTTAAATCGTTCTCCTTTGCAAGTGCTTCTAGATTATCCACAAATACCATTAGATCAAGTTCTTCAACTTCTTCAACTGTCATTTCAAAAGGCCCTGTCAAAACTTCGTAAAATGCTTTTTCAGATTTGTTTTCTGTCAGTATTTCTATAACCCCTAAAATACCATCTATTCCCATGTCCTCTATAGTTAATTCACTATTAGCAACTTGTTTTAGGATTGGCTTTATTTCTTCCCTTAGATTAGCTTTTTTTATCATCCTGAAAGCGTTAAATACGTCAGGTGTTTTAAGTTTTCTCATATTAAACCACCGCTACATCAGGGTAGTAAACTGCAAATGGCGGCTCTTCTAATAAGTCAGGGTCGAAATGTCCTTCAAAGGTTATAGGAATAATTCCTTCTGCTTTATCTGCCATATTCAAAGACAATCCACCAGAACTCATTGCATTTAAAACCTGTATAATTACTGGTGTTTCACTGCCTGATAATCTGCCTACCCAAGTAATGTTGTCTATGTAGTCAGTTAAGGCGATTGTTGCGTTTCCTGTTATTTTTCTGTATCCTGTGGGTCCATCTACTGCTGTTGCAGGTCCTAATGCAGACATTATTACATCTTCGCTTATTTCTTTAATATTGGATACTATAGTTACTACCCATTCGTCCACTGTTTCTAGTCCTTTAACTTTGCCTTTAGCCCCATCAATTTCAATCGGTCTAATAGTAGGTATAGCAGAGTAATTCCCTCCACCTTGTGTAGCTCCTAACAATTTGCCTGCCAATACAGCTGTATCAAATGTATCCGTTGTTACATCATAATTCTTAAAAAAAGCTCCTGCATCTAGCAAGAGTTTTTCAGGTGTTGCACTGGTTAGTCCTGAAAATATTTTAGGCATATTATTCTCCTTTCAATTCGTGTAAATGTATTTCAAATGTTAATCTTCTTCTGATTATTTTTTTATCTTCTTCTTCTATTTTTTTTCTTGAATCTTTATAGATTACAAACTGTATTTCTGTATTTATGAAGTAGTATTTATTTAAAGTGTATTGTATTGTATCTGCTAAACTATCTACTGTTGTTGTGTTTTTACCATAGTCTATAACGTTCATTTCTAGCTCTAGTAAGGTTTTTCCGTACTCGTAGGTAAGTTCTTGCATTTCATAGACTATATAAGGATGTACAGGCTTAGATGCTTCTTCATAGTAGACATTTGGATTAATAGTTTCCAATAATCTTTGTAATTCTTTTTTTAATGCTGGTGTTTTACTCATCTAAACCCTCCTTATCTTCATCTATTAATTGAAGTGCTTTAGCTTCATCTTCTATTGCAGATAAATATCTGCTTTCAATCTCTATTATTTTTGCTATGTTTTCTTTAACTGATTTTGATATCAGCCCTAGTTTAGGTTGTTTACTTGTACCAATTTCCTGAAACCTTCCATAAAACCAAGGATATCTACCTGCTTTTAACCCAACTTGCAATATAGGTTTGGGAGTTTTAGATTTAACGAAATATTGAACACCTTTTCCTACGTTTCCAGTCTTACGTTTAAAGTGAGAATAGTATCTTTGCTTAAATTCTCTACGAACAAATTTACCCACATCTCTCAAGGCAGCTCTTGTTAGTTCATGAATGGTGTAATTAGCTTTGTCGACATTAGATGCAAATGTAACGCCATCTTTTTTGTTCATCTTAACTACCGATTTAGGCATTGGCATCAAATCACCGGTCCTTCTACTATTAACGATATTGCATCAAATTCACTTTCATCTTTCGGGTTGATTGGCGACACGTCAATTATTTTATATCTTTGTCCTTCGAAAATTAATTCTACTTGATTGTCATATTCGTATTTGTTTATGCCAAATGTTTTTGAAGGTTTAAGCCCATTCGATAAAGCTTGATAAAAGTCTTTTGTCTTATAGGTTATTAGGTCAGCTAGTACAGGTTTTTCAATTATATTTTCTATCGAGTCACCTGTTGAGCTAGTTGTATAAGTTATCGTCAATAGTTTTATTTCATAATCGAATGTCATAATACCACCCAAATTCCATCTACAATGTCGACTGGTGTCCAGGTGCCATTGATATATATTTGTTTGTCACTATCAGATAAAATGTATACTGTGCGTTCAGTTGGACTTGTTGGTAATGCGCTTACAACCACAACATCATTTACGATTATATTTCGGTTGTGAACGATCAAATTGTGTAATCTGAATTTTAAGTGTCTAGGTGTTTCGTTTTTGCCTTTGTTTTGGTATCTCCACACGCAATAATCAACTACAAACATTAAATGATAAGGGCTAGCACTATTAAGCACTAACCCTTGTTCATCTTCTAATTCATTTGTAACGCCATCAATTATAGCTGTTAGATATGTGTCTCTTACAGTTGTCGATATGCCTAATTTGGCTTTTACGAGGTCTAATACAGTTGATGTATCCATCTATATCAGCTCCTTAATCTTTTGGCTTTTTAGATTCTTTTATTTCCTCTAAAATGTTTTCATTTTTCTTATTAATCTGTTTGAACTTTTCAGTAGATAATTCAATCACTTTACCTTTTGAACGAATCTTTTCTCCATCTGAAAAAGTAATTAATACTTTAGCTTTCATGTTTTACCTCCTTAGTTAGCAATGTCAGGTGCAAATGCTACGTCTGCAGGCGCAGGTGCTACAGCTCCAGCTTCTTGATCTATGTTGATTCCTACAAATCCTTCGCCAAATACTGGTCTACCATCATATCTAGCTATTCCCTTGAATACAGTGTTATCGTCAATGAATTGTACGTGTTCAGATTGTGCTAACGTTGCTCCAGCTCTTTCTACTAACAAGTAAAGTGATCCGTATCCACCGATTATATGATTGTCTGGAATAAAGTCTAACAACTCTATATCTCCACCAACTATAGGCATAGTTTGATTTTGTCCTGATACGATTGCTCCAGCTGCATTAATAGTTAATGCTTTAGCTTGTAATGTAGCAAATGTATTACTGTTCATAGTCCAGAACTTTTGTCCATTGCTATAATTTGCTTTAACTTTACCGCATTTCAAAATTAAATCCTTGTAGAACAATACATCTGTGTTAGCTGTAGGGTCGACTAAAAGTAAATTACTTGCGCTTAAATTAGTCCATGCTGGTTCATTGTCTCCCCAGTATGCTGGTTGTGCAACTTCTGCAAGTCTTGTAACTATTCCTACTGGCATTTTTGCACCTGTTCCGTATAGTATAGCTTTATCTACTGCTAATCCTATTGCTTGTCCGATAGCTGTCATGATTTCATTTGAAAGTACAATATCTGAATCTTCTAAGGTTGAATTAGGAACAGCTATAAATCCACCAACTTTATATCCATCAACTTCTACCTGGTTAAATACAATATTTAATTCATTTAATTTTCCTACTGCTTCTGTCCAAATTCCTTCTGGTACTGCACCAGCTATATTTTGTCTAGCTTTTCCTGATACAGGCTTTAGATATATTCTTGAAACTAATTTAGAATATTGATTCAGGTTATCTCTTAACATTTCTAAGAGAATAGTAGGTATTCCTAGTTCTCCACCTGTAACAGCTCTTTTTTGTGTAGTTAATTCTCTTGCTCTAACTAAAAATTCCTTTACTTCTTCTCTTTGAATTAATGAATCTATGTTTTCTCTAGTCATGCCTTTGAAAAATTTATATCTATTCACTCTCACTTCATCTCCTTTTTGTTTTGTTTTTCTTTCTTCTTTGTGATTGTCATTTTTAGGTTCATTAGAATTTAATTGTTCCAATTCACCTTCGAGGTCTGCAATTTCACCTTCCAACTTGCCTTTCTTTTCTTCGAGTTCAGCTTTGTCGGTTTCTAATTTTGTTACAGCTTCCTCTAATACTTCATTTTCTTCATCAGTTGTGGCTTCTTCTATAGATGCCTCTAGTTCGCTTGACCTAGTTTGCAATACTTCCTCTTGTCCGATTAATTCTGTTAGACTTGCTTTTCTTTGTTCTATCTTTTTAGATAGCATTAATTGTTTTAACATTTTTCAACCTCTCTTTCAGTTCGTTTTTCTTAGCTTCTAACTGTCTTTTTCTGTGCTGTTCAACTTCTTTTTGTCTTGCTTGTACTCCAGTTTCTTCATACGCCGGGAATGTACAAACACTTACTTCGTGTAGGTCTATTTCTTTGATGGTCCACTTCACAGTGCCATCATCTCTGTACTCTGTTTCTTCATTTAAAATATTAAATCCAAATGAGCATTGGTCTACATCACCTCGTTTAACTCTTTGGTAGAGGTTTACTGCATCCGTATCATTTGGATTAATTCTTACTGATCCCCATAAGCCATGCGAATCTGTTTTTAGTTCTAAAGTATTAGCTTTATTTCTTCCCAATACCAAGCTAGTATCATGGTTGGTTAAGGCTCTTATATCATTACCTAGTGTACTATTAAAAGCTTCTGGTGCTATTTCTTCAAAGGCTCCTCTCCAAAGTTCTGTAAGCTTATTAAACACTGCGAAATAACCTTCTATAAGCATTTCATCTTCTTCTGCTCTAGTCTGCAAATCTGTTATAATGCTTCTTGTTTGCATTCCATCTTCTCTATTCATCTCCACCACCTCCTTGTAATTTGTTTTGGTCTGCTATCATGCCTGCTGGTATGTAGTTTTCTAAAATGACTAATTCGTTCAAACCTTCTTTAGGCGATAAACCTACCCAGTCTCTAACTTCGTTACCCCACATCAACCCTCTTGTATAAAGGTTTGCTCCAACCTCAGACAAGTCTTTAATGTCATAGGCATATAAAGAACGAGGATTGAATTTAAAATATAAATCAGGGCTGTATAAAAGCCCTTTTGTTAAAACTTGTTCCATGCCTTTAGCGATAGAAAGTATTCTTGAATTGATAAAGTTGTTGTATTCATCTTTCTTGTACTCACCTACGCCCAAGAAAAAAGCAGGCACTCCGAAGATTCCTGCTACTGTTCGTTTATCTAGTTGTACTGAATCGTTTATTGCTAAATCATTTAAACTTAAAGGTTTAACTTGCTCGACTTCTAACATCTCTGCCGGTATAATCCAAGGCTGTCCAGCTTCGCTTGATTCTAAGTATTTTTTAAATACTGCGTTTCTACCTTCCTCACTCGATAGCTCTGCAGTCATTGCATCAACTTTTACTATTAAGCTAGGCATGTACTTACCACTCATGAAACTCTTTTTGGTAGCTGTGGCTTGTTTTAAGTTGTAAGCTATATCTCTAAGTGCTACTTTGTACCCTGTTCCCATGTATGGTTTTTCAGGGTCGGGGTTAATTGTGAAATGTAATACTTGATCGTGATTGTAAGTTTTGTCTCCATAAGTAACTTTGTAAGCTGTATCAGTATCAATAAATCTTACCGCCGATGGTTTTAATGGAATCAATTCATCTATAAGCCCATCTTTTACTTTTGGGTAAACTATACAATTTCCGTCTCCTGCCAATAGCATTGTATAAACAATATTGTATATCCAAGTTTTTCTAGTCATTAAAGAATAAGGGTTAATGTCTATTTTTTTTGATAGCTCATTTTTAACTCTTAAATCTCCATCATCTGTGTTTTGCATCAGATGAATTGTCATTGAAGAAATAAGATCTGCTATTTTACTTGCAGCTATTTTAATTTCAGGGTTATCTGATAATTTTGTATATCCTGGAATACATAAAGTATCGTATGCATCAGTTGTTAAGAACCAGCTTGTTGCATCTCTTTTGTTTTGGGGTTCTGCTCTCGCTCTAGTTCTTTTTAAAAAGTTTATAAATCCCATTAACTATCTCCTTTCGATTTCAACCATTTACTAGCTGAACCTGATTTCTCCATACTTTTAATTAATCTAACGCAACTAAATACGCTAGCATCAAACAAGTCTATTCTTTGGGTTGGTTCTACTTTTTCATACTGGATCATATCATCTGTTTTCTCTACTGCTCTTACATTTTGCAAGCAATACTCATAGGCTTGTGAGTGAAGATAATAAAAGTCTCCATCCTTAGCTTTTTTCTCTATTCTTCTAAACCCTTGTGTTTTATTTATGTAAAGTTGAGGTTCATCAACGATTCTAAACCCAGCTTTCTTCATGCCTAAATAAAATTCTTGTCCAAACTTTCTATCAAAACCACATTGCTTTATTTTGAATCCTTTGTTCTTCATATCAATAAACCAATTTATAATATCTGAATAATTAACTGTAGGAGTGTTGCACATTGTCAGCCAACCATCATCTTGCCAGCCAAACAAGGGAATGTTATCTTCATCTGCTTTTCTGTGTGCCATTACTACCGGAAACCACGCGTGTGTTATTGCTATGTCTACGTCTCTATAATTTCCTTCGTTGTCTTTGTAAGCATCTTTGTAAGTTCCATATAATGCGCTAGCTGTTAAGTCATATAGTTTTGAAAGGTCAGCGCCACCGTACCAATCAATAGGCAACTTAGATAATTCTTCTATGGTCCAGTTATGTTTTTTATCACTAGACTTAAATTCATCTATGTTGAAATAAGCTTTCATCGCAGAAGTATATATATTGAGTGATTTAGCTAAGAAAGACTTTCTTTGTTGTGGATCGTTTTGTGCTTGCAAAGCATCACTCATTAATTCTTGTCCAGAAACCGATACGTTGTAGTTAGGATTTGCTTTTTCGTGCTCGATAGGATTTGTATAATCAACATCTCCTGTATCTTTGTCTTGATTTGCCTTTGCTATAAATATAAATAACTGTTCATCTTTAACTGTTTCATTTAAAACCTTTTGAGAATAAACCATCCTGTTATAGCAGAACGAATTCATGTTGTCCCCTGCGGTAGTTATCCCTACACATAAGCTATTTCTGTAAGCTTTGCCTGATTCTTTTATGGTGTTATATTGGCTAGCATTTTTATATAAGTGCAACTCATCTAAAATTTGAATTAGTGTATTTAAACTATCCATTCTATCACTGTTGCCTGCGATAGTTTCTATTCGCATATACCCATCACCAAGCTCACCACTAATACTGTGTTCTTGGTTATTGTCTAATACTCTAAAGTTTTCAATTTCTCCCATTTCTTTGAGGTTGTATAATAAAAAATTAAAACTTTGTAATGCTTGCTTTAATAAAGCGCCTACAATTACTATTTCTGCTCCAGATTTTCTTTCAAGCAATCCAAGGCCCCAAGCTAAAGCACTCATAAAAGGTGTCTTGCCTTGCTTTCTAGGTAGCATGATAAAAGCTTCTTTGTATCTTCTAAGCCGGGTGTTTTTATGAAAAAATCCCAACAGGTTATAAACAACAAACTTTTGCCAAGGCTCTAATAAAAAAGGCGTACCTCTTAATGGGTAGCCCTGCATATTTTCGCCCTTTTGATGAACGAAGGTTTTTTCTATTATCCCAATTACAAACTCCGCATCTTTAGGATTAAAATTATAGTCAGTGTTCTTTAAGTCTTTCTTGAATCTTCGACATGCTTCAAAAATTTCTTTACAGGCTACTTTCTTTCCTGTAACAATACTTTCAACATACTCTGTTACCACAATGTAATTCTTATGTTTTTTCATTTTTTATCTAACTCTTTTAATATACCAGCTAATTTCGATTTACTTCCTTCTTCAATAGTTACTGTTTCTAAAGCCTTAGGATTAAGACACAACCTATCAGAGTATGTTAATATATCTTTTCTTAAAGTTTCTAGTGTGGCGACAATAGGAGCTTTCTTTGTACCGCTTTGCATAGTCTCTACTTCGTATTTATATTTACTTTTAATAAACTTAGCAGTGATCCGTTCGTATTGTTCTGAAATCTCTGCGTATATATCAATAAGCCTGTTATATTCCGGCTTATACACACCAAGTTTTTTCATATCTTGAATTGTTTTATTCCTTATGGTTTCTTTGGTTATAGCTTTTCTTGGCATGTACTTCACCTCCTCAAAAAATATTTTCCAGAGTCGCTCTATTGGAAAAAGT